GACGGAGATTCAGAAGGATCGCCTTCAATGTCAATAGCAGTTGCAACACTAGTTGCGGGACGCTCTTTCTGAATCACCGAAATCTCAGATACATCGACTCCGTATTTTGCAGCAAGTTGACGTACAAACAAAGCTTGCTGGGCTTTTGCTTCTAAAGCAGAACGCCAATCGAGACCACGCGCTCCGTAGACCTCATCGTAAGTCACAACGCCAGCTTCTAGCTCTGCCAATTGAGCCGCAGAATTACGGCCAACGTCAACATTCGGGCTGCGTGGAGCGGTGATTGATACTTCGTACCAATCCGAGGGAGCATCGTTAAGCGTAGGATCATTCTTGATCGCGTACTCCATCGCGTACTCGTAAATACGACGAGCCGCTGATGCCATGACTTGATGGCGAGACCGGAACCATACAGACGACATATCTAGCGCACCGCGATAAACAGTCCCCTGCATTGACTCTGGGTAAACAAGAACGTAAGGGATACCTACGCCAGCACAGACTTTCTCGGTCAATTGTCGCCAATACTCCCGCATATTTACACCGGGACGCTCGGTCGCGAACTGCTCGAAACTGTCACCGTTCTTCATTACCTTAACGCCAGATCCAAAGACCTGTTCGTAGTAATTCTCAGCAGTGTTAACGCTCGCTCCAGCCGTTCCAGCTCGGAGGTTGCTGGCTTGGACTTCGCCAGCGTCAGTCTTAACAATCTGAGCGACAGACGCGCCAAGCTTACAAGCTTCCATCTCCAGCTTTTGCAGATCATCGAGATCGTGGAGATCGTTGATGACAGCGGAGACAAACGGAAGACCTCTAAGCTGACCGGGACGATTCGGCTCGTAGATATGGACTACGGAATCAGAGGGAATGGAGCGAACATCAGTCAGGTTACCCTGAGTCTTTTCCGCTCCGATAAAATAGGATATCGCTCGTCCAGTTCTTGGATCAAAGCGAATACCGTCAAACACGGTCTCGTCTGCTTGCATCCCTACCGGAGTAGCAATGGATTGAGCCTCAATTAGCTGCAACCGAGGTTTGCCGGTCTCTCCTTTGGTCAACAACAAGAACGACTCACCATCGTAGAACCAGCCGCGAGCGGCTTGTCCCATCAAAGTAGAGAACGACTGGCGAGAACCGATATCGGGATAACGGCTCCAAACATCAAACCACTTCTTGGCCTTAAGATTCCACGCAGAATCGCTGGAGGCTGGCTGAACGGAGAAGCTGGAGCCAACGGTGTAGCTCTCAAACAAGTCGCCAAGCCTATTTAGAACAGCGTTGTTTTGCTCAAAAAAGCGAGACTTGCGAACGATGGCTTGACGGGTCGCGCTCGTAACATCAAACCGCGCGGAAGTGTAAGAGGTGTCGAGATACGAACGACGCAATGACTGACCGGCTCCCTCGTATTTGTTAACGGGAGCAGGAAACAGCTTGTTCGCTATGTTTTGAAGAAAGCCCATTAGCTCATTCGGGTTGTGGCTTCACGGCGGAATTGCGTGAAATCCCCATAATACCGAGTGGTTGAAACCAGAACGGCGGTCAGCATCTTGTTGTAAATCTGGAGATCGGTTGGACTAGCGATCCCATCACCAGAAAGAAGCGTTACAGCGTAATCGTAATCCGTTAGCAGAGACTCCCACATTTGGAGCATCTCAATTGGTGCTGCTGTACCTTTACCGGGTTCAGCAAATTCAACAGAAACGTCAGAGCTAGAAGTGCTACGGACCACATTTCCGCTCTCCATCGAGTTAGCGGAAACAGTCAGCTTTGCCGTTAAAGCCTCAAGCAGTGTCAAAGCGGCTTTGCTCGCGTAGGTCGTACGCAAGTAACTCCGCTTAGTTGCTACTGTGTATGTGAACACTTGGGCGGACTATCAACAGACCCGCAAGTTTGTCAACCACTAGAATTTTCCGAGGTACTGGAAGTTAGGTCTCCCCACAACATAACCATCGCCAACTGCATGATTTCACAGTCATGCAAATGGTCCGGCCAACGAGTGTTTCGCTTAAACCATAAGTGCTTGATCCTACCGGAGCGGTTAGCCGTTGGCTTGAGAAGATGGCTGTCCAAGTGCTTCCAATAGGTATCAGAATCGCTCGCAAAAGCTCCCTCAGCGTCAAGCGGAGCGGGGAGGCTACAAACACTCCATTGATGAGTCTCGGTCCCTTTACGGAGCCGCTGGAGCACCTCCCGCATATGCTCGGTGTCAAAGACAAGCAGAGGCTGTACAGCGTCAGTACGCATTGAGGTTGAGGTTGTAATTCCAAAGGGATGGATTGAGCCGGTCTTGCTGGTAAATCTAGCTCCAGTCTCTCGGCCTTTAAGTGGCATCCATCCGATTAGCATTGGCTTTCGGAGACCTCCCTCTGGTGGATACCGCAGACCGCATGGATAGTTTATCGGGCTTCCGCTGCTCTGCGAAAACTCAGAGCAAGCATCGTAGACCGCTTGAGTGTTATAGCCGGAATCAACGCCAACATCCATGTCGTGGACGTTGTACTGTAACTGTATCCTGCGGAGTGCGGCAAAGTCATCAGCGTGACCCGCTCCAACAAGTCGGGAGTTGCCTTTGCTCCATTCTCGGCAGACCCACCACAAGAACGGAGCCGCAGCTTGTACGTCAGCCGTAAGATAGCGTCTGGCTTCAGGGATTCCCGCATCAGATACAATCTCGACTCTGTCCTGTTGAGTCTCCTGATTTTCCCACGGTTCAGCCAACATCCCGTTAATAAAACCCTGCAAACCCATCATCGAGCTTTTTGCTTCCAAGAAAGCGACGGCAAGATTTCCCCAAGTACATTTGCGGTCTGGGGAATACAAAGACGACAGATGATAAGACCTTACGCTCGGGAGGCTGGCTTTATTCTCCGAGATCCACTTGCCATGCCGTAACCCTGCGACTTTTTGACTGTCGCTTATCTTTCCTTGGCATAATTGGCAGACGTAATGAGCGGTAGTACGGATGCGTTGCCAATCGGGTCTGCCGTCTTCTAACTTCTCGTTTTCCCAAGTGACTTGTCGCCACTCCAGCTTGATATGCTCGCGGCAGTATGGGCAGGGAATGTAATACCTCCGCTGGTCCCCTCGTAGATATCGCTGCCAGATTCTCCCCTCTGAGGTTGTGGGAGTGCTGGTAAAGAACGCTTTTGAACTGGAGAACGCTTTGAGTCGCTGCTCGGCAAGATCCAGCGCATCAGCTTCCTTTGCGGTCGCATCAGCGAATTTGTCCACCTCATCAGCGACCAAGATTCTGACTGGACGGGACGCTAGATTTGCCGGTGAGTTGCTCCCCACAAACGTCAGGGTACAGCGGTCGAACTGCTGCTCAAGATTGGTAATCTGGTCTTTATCCGTAGGGAACCGCGCGACCATAGCAGGAGAGTCTTCCAGCATAGGGAGCCAGCGAGATTTAGAGAAAGACCGCGCTAAGTTTTCGCTCGGCATTAACCACAAAGCAGGAGACGGCTCTACGTCGATGGACCAAGCCAGACCAGCCATCAGTGTCGTTGTTTTGCTGGTCTGACTTCCCCAACACAACGTCACCTCAGAGACCGCTGGATCTTTCCAAGACTCTAGCGGCTCTCGGCAATATGGTCTGACCGCCGTAGAGAAGGGACCGGGATGCTCTGTCTGACGTTGGCTTAGAGTAAGATTGCTCTCGGCCCACTCGACAACTGACTGCCGTGGAGTCGGTCGCCACAATTGTCGTCGGAACTCTAGGATCTCTAGCTCTAGGTCTGTCATCAGAATAGTTGGTTCATCTTATACTGCATAGCGGTAGCCATATTGATTAACGCCATGCGATCTTTTATTCCGTTTACCAGACGGTCTTCCACCTTATGGTTTGCAGCCCAAGACGCATTGCGGTTAAAGATCTCAACCATCATAACAATGTTGTCGTCCAATAAATGGAGCACTCCGTAGAACGGAAGCTTTGTGCGTCTGGTAACTTCAAGAGCCGCTTGGATCTTAGACCAAGAGATCATCCATTCGTTTCCAAATGTGGTCTGGAGCTTGTGGAGACCGTAGCTACGAGTTTTGACCTCATAGATTCCGGTGATGATTCCTTTAGCTGGATCAAATATGAAGCCATCAATGCGGGACGGCTCTTGGTCTGATATCGACAAGAACTCCAAGCCAGTTTGACGCTCGATTGCTTTGATCGCGATTCTGTTTTGCCGCAGCGATTCGATACCGGCTGGTTTCTGGCAGTTTAAGATTTCCACGGATCCGTTTGATGCAGAGTTTTGAGACATACTTCTTGGACCCAACGCTCCAACTCGCGCTCGGCGTGTTCAGGATCATGCGGAGCAATGCGACCGGATAACTGTTTCGGCATCGACTTCAGCAGTTGGGACACTGCTCCATCGTGTTCCTGCATTGCCTTCTTAACCCACGCGCCGGAGACCAGCGTTCGCTCCTTCTCGGATTGAGCCAGTACGTCATCGCGGGAAGAGATAAGATTCTTCGCTGCGGTAGCGTGTACCGAGACCATTCTGCCAGCATCGAGGGACCGAGATTGTAGGGCTTCAACCGCTAGATCATAAGCGGCTCGCTCGATCTTCTTCTGCCGTTCATACGCTCCCTGCGGGGAGTCTTCTGTCGCAAGAGCAGCGTTGATAGCGGCAGATGCTTCGGGAGGTCTGTATGGCCCCCCTGCGACTTCTGGTGTAGGTTGCTGCTGGATCGCAGTCATTCGCTGGAGCGTCGATGGTCTACCGCCGATCCCTTTGCGCGATCCCCTCCAAGCGTCCGCTTCTTCTGGGGAGGTCAACGGCATCCCTGCTGCGGTAAGTTGCGAGACTCTTCCTTTAGTTAAGCCACTGTGTTTAACGTACTCGGTTTGAGTCATCGCAGTTGGATCGGCAAGTTCTCGGGCTTCATTTTGACAAGCTCCTCAAGAC